AACGCCACTCCCACTTGTTGATAACGAGCTCGCCCCCGCAAAAAATCGCGTATTTCCTACAGTTGACATTCCTGTAAAATCTGTGCCCGTTTGATTGTACAATGCTCCCGGTATAATTTGCCACCCACCAATATATCCAGAGCCAGCTGTGATTGAACCTGACAAGAAAACATTACCATCGGGAGTTAACCAAAATGCGGATGAACTTATTTCTATCTGCCCACCCGAACCACTAATAAACTGGCTTGTTGGTGAACCTACATAAAATGATTCGGCAATAACTTCAAATCTACTTGGGTTTGTACTGAATCGTAACGACCCACTACCACCTGGGGACACCAATTCGAGACCAACACCATCATAATTATCCCCACTGTTTGGGAGAACCGAACCGGAATACATCAGGAATCCGGCCCAACCTGAACCCTGACTTGCACTCGCGAACCCCTCATATCCGATTGAACGGATATAACCAGAATTGTATCCAGCCATTTCAATACCGGCACCTACAGCGTTACCGATTACCATTGAACCTGACAATACGTTATTATCACCAACTATATATTGATTTCCGCCATTAAATGTGGATGATGATGCATGCGCGATAGTCTCGGCAACATTATTATTAACATCGTAAAATTCCGTTATAAATTCGTATTCATCTGGCCGTTCCATAGAAAATGGCGGGATGGGTGCAACGATTTTAATCCAATCTGGGCTAAAACCAGTATCCGTAGCGGGCCGGATTGAAACATCCTGTACATGCCACTGTCCAGACCATACCGCAAATTGAATTGTAGCATTGCCACTCGGATTAGACTGAAATGCCTCTTCAACCACTCCAAAATCCAGTCTATTCAAACCATCAACGGCATAATACCCAAGTTCGCCGTCGGGTGTTTCCAGCTGCCAACCCAGTTCAGAACCAAGATCGTGATTTGATGGAAATCCAGAACCACTAATATGTATTGAAAGTCTGGCTTCTCCACCCGATTCAGTACCCGCGCCGATTCCAACCAAACGGGCCCTGAAATTATATGTGGTATTTTCGACAAAATCTATTGAAGATGTATATTGTGCCAGTGCGTAAGATTTGGTGGCATAATTAGAACCCGAAATTAGCATTGAATCTATCATCACACTTGAGTCACGAGTTAATGTGTCATTACTACCACTTGATCAGTATGTATCAATCATATTTTGGGTAATAAAATATCCAGTTCTTTGAGTAGCGGCCACTGAAAGTGGATCAAATAATAATTCTGGAGATTCCACTGGAGTATCAGCAATCATTTCAAAATCACCAAATGCATCTTTGTTACGAGAATACAACTTGACCCTACTGATATCTCCTGAAAAAGTTCTCAGGTTGGACACTCTAACATCGGCAAATGATCTAAAATTGACTTGACTTTCCGATTGAACTGGAGGCGGAGTATATTCGATTGTTATGTCAGATGATTTCACCTGCATTAATTCGTCCCTTTGAGTTTCCGTATTGAACACCACTACCGGATCGGCAATTTCCATAGTTTTTTCGTTTTGAACCCTGCGAACAGTTGTAGTATGTGTAGTTGGGATGGTGTATTTAGAATTCAGATATTTATCATCTTGTGGTACTATATTATTCATGGTTAAATTGGCACCAACATGCTCAAGTTTACCTTCTATGTCATCCGATGTTACAGTATAATTACTAATCTCGGGAGACGATCGTCTAACTGGCCTGCCCCTGCTACCAATTCCAGCATTTTTACCGCCGCCCCCATTTACTTTGGATTGATAATTATCCATTACACCAAGAAATTCCCTACCAACTGTGTCACTGTCAACCTCTGGAGTAGTTCCTTCAGTATCTTGAATTGGGTCACCCTTTGCAGAGCCGCTATCAATTACCGAACCACTTGTAACAACCTGAGTTACATACCCCTTAATAATTTCACCAACCCAGATTTTAGGTTGCTTGTAAAAGAAAATTGGTTGGGTATTAATTGACGCCCCATTGACATATAAAGGCCGCGACCATCTCACGTTGTAATTATTCTGCCATTCCAATGGTATATCGGTTGCACCAGCTGGAGGTGGCGGATTGGCTAGAACTTCATTGGCATCATAAACATCCGTATTCCGGGATCCATCCTTGCCAACTCTAGTAGACAATATGCCATCATTTATAAATTCTATTACTTCATAATATGGAAACGAAATTGGTCGTAGTTCTGAGGCCATGTAGACTGTGGCATCACCAAACGTGTCGGGGTCGGAATATACTTCCATTGACACCCTTCTATGTTGCCCTTCAAGATAATTCGACACGGCTTCAGTGTATATGGTTTTACCATTGGCGTTGTTGATTATTTCAACTTTAACTTCGACTTCTGGTTTAAGAAATGGAGAACCACCAATTAAAAATGAGCTCCTACCCTGAGATATAGAATCTGGGAATTCGGTCACATTAAAATATTCTGAATTTGTAGTTTTCTCATCTATCAGAACTTCAATTTTGTCCAAGCCTATGTACTTATTGTAACGTCTTATAACACCCATTTGAATCTCCGATATGTTGATTGTATTTACTATACATAAATATCAATATTTACAATAATATTAAAAATTAGTACGAAAGTAGTACGAAAGTAGTACGGAAAATTTTAATATGCTATATTTATATTAAAGGAGAAAATATCATGGATAAAGAAAAATTGGTAACCGTTAAAATACGTGACACGTATAGGAATATGGCAAAAGCCCACGCCGAATTAAATGGGGGCAAAATGTATAGATTGATAGAGCAAGCCATTGAAAATATGTGTGCAGAAACACTTAGATTGCCGAGTCAACATGTCAAATAAAAATCACATTATTTGTGAAATTTGTAATAAAAAATTTAAAATGATGACAGGATCACATCTGAAGAAATATCATGATATTACATTAAAAGAATATATAATAAAATACCCGGGGCCAAGATTCGGCCACAATGGCATATTGATAAAATAATTGCTCATAATAAAATTTGGAAATTGGGGGATAACAACCCGATGAAAAATCCAATACACTTGGCTACAATGAAAAGAAATCAATTAAAAGTAACTCAAACAGCCGAACATAGGAAAAAATGTAGTGATGCCCATTTAATTCCCGATTCACTTTTTCAAAAAGTAATGAAATCTAAAGAATATAGTAAAAAACTAAGTAAAGCATTACAAAATTGCGAATACAATACGAGTGGCAAACATTCACATGACGCTAGAATGTGGGGTATAAAAAGGTCTGAGGCAAATGGGGGGAAATGGCACCCAAGTTTTAATAAATCGGCATGCAAAATTATAGATGAATATGGTAAAAATCATGATTACAATTTTCAACATGCTTTAAATGGTGGAGAATACCACATTGAAGAATTGGGATATTGAGTTGATGGATACGACCGAGAGAAAAATGTAGTAATAGAATATGATGAGCCAAATCATTTCAAATCGGATGGTTCCTTAAAAGATAGGGATATCAGGCGGCAAAATGAAATTGAAATATACTTAAAATGCAAGTTTATTAGAATTATTGGTAATTAATCTCACTATATTCACCAATTTTATTTATTTCCAACTGAGTATCGACTATATCTCGCATATTTTCCAAATGTGATACAAGTATAATAAATGGGAATGTATTTTTCAAATAATCAAACATCATGTGGATGGTATTAAGATTGTCAGCGTCTAGGCTACCGAATCCTTCATCCAAATATAGAGCATTATTTCGTGGTAAATTGCACACATTAATCAAACCAACTCTGATAGCCAATGAAGCTACAAATCGTTCCATACCACTACTCAGCTCGAGTGGCCACATATTATCATCGTCATAGACAATAAATGTGTTTATGTTTTTGCCGTCCATGTGAATAATTATATTGAAGTCCACCATTTGTGCCAAAATCTCATTTACGGCACCCTCAATGGTTGGAAGAGATTTCTTAATCAATTCATAAGGAATACCATCACGTTTTACAGCATCAAGATAATACTCATAAGCTTCAAACTCTTCTTCAAGAGATTTGATGTGTTCAATGTCGCTTAGAATCTGTTCAATCTTTGAATCTAAAACTACAACCTCACTATACTTGTCCTGAATCAGATTTGACAAACCAGAGAATTCCAGTTTTTTACTGTCCAACTCAGTTTGATTATTGTCGATATCGGAGTTTACCTTTTGGTTGCTTAGAATATCCTTTTCTTTAAGGTAGTATTGTTTTATTTTTTCATCAACCAACAATATACTTTTAATAGCGTTCTTTTTACGCTCATTATGAATTTCAATATTAGCGTAAGTATGATCCTTTTCATGACCCAAACTGGTAAGGAGTTCCAATACACGATCAAACTTTATTTTATCACTTTCCACATCTCCCAAATCAACGATTTTAGCTTCGATGGAATTCAATCTAGAAATATAATCTCCTGCCAAAACTTTATCATCCTGAATGGACTTTTTAGTTTCAATGGCGTCTAGTGTAAAGGGGTTGGCCATACAGAATGTACAGTTTGGGTCATATTGTAAATTACCCAGTTTTTCAACCTTGTCCAATTTGTGCCGAACTTCAATTTTGAGCTTATCTATATCACTCTGTGCCAAGTCTCTTTCGTCACTATATGCTTTTAGTTTTCTATATTGATTTCCAATATCGGCCGTTGATAATTTTGCTTGAACTTCGTGGAGTTTTTCAACCTTTTCAACCAATCCATCATGGTGTGATGTCGAGTTGGTTATTTCAGTTTCAATAACTTCCTGTTTTGCTTCCAAATCAGACTTTTCGGTATTTAGAGCGTCAATATCAATGATAGACTTGTCCACACTTTTCAGTTTTTTGTGCAATTTCAAGATTTTCTCTTGAGCGGTTTCAATTTCCTGCTCCACAATGGAACTACTTTTGGTGAGCTCGGCATGCTCCTTTTCCATGTTGGTTTTCAGTTTTTCCATTGTCACCAATTCAGTACCATAATCACGTTTTTTGAAATCCTTTAACACAACCTTTACTTCGGAAATATTCTCTGAAGCCAATGTATATAGTTGGTCGAATACACCAATGCCCATAAATTGTGCAAGAACTTCCTTGCGTTCCCTCTGACCCTTATCCATAAATACGGAAAAATTATTCTGTAGTTGCATTGAAGTTAGGATAAAATCTTCATAACTACCAATAACGCGGCGGATATTAGCATTTGTTGGATATCTGGAATCTCCGTTTAATGACACCTTTTCGTTAGAATCGTCTATCATCCAAAAATCAACATCCAATTTCGCTTTACCATTTTTCATTCGTTTGGCGTTTCTGGTTATTCCATATTCCAACCCATTAATCGTTAATCCGATCTCACAGGAAAAATAATCCTTTTTGTTATTCATGACATTGATAGCTTTAAATGCTCTAGAGGATGTGTCAAATAAACAGAATGCCATCGCGTCTAACAATGCAGATTTACCACCAGCATTTGCGGCAAACATTCCAACAATTCCTTCCAGCTTGGAAAAATCAACCACATTATCTTCACCGTATGAAAACATATTTGAAAATTTGAATGTATTTATAGACCAGAAAATATTTCTAACCACTTCTTCTTCCGGCAAGTCACCATTCAAATTGGTATTTATGTCCACAACCTTTGACATCATATCTCCACTAAGAATATAGTTCCGAGCCAAATAATCCCGAATTAAACCATTCTGAAATGTGACATCGGATACATCACCCACCATTATTCTATCTGTCCTATCCCATTTCTTTTGCATGGAAAGGGCATCCACCCTATTAACTGATATATCCTTTAATCCGTATTTTTTATGTATTTCAGCCAGTACCATTTTCATCTGTGATTCATCGGTATCGGATACCCTCAGACGCAAACGAGCTTTTTTGGGCATATCCTTTACAGAAGGGACTTTACCATCAGAAATATCCAATGTGTAGTACCCATAATCATTTTCAATTTGGATAAATTCGGCTTTAAGAGTATGTATGTCCCATTTCAGAAAACCCTTGTCCCTATTTTCACCATGATTCTGGCAAATCATACTGCCACAATACGCTACCGTGTCTTTTTTGTTCCTGAATTGAAATTTATGAATATCACCCAATAATCCCAAATCATACCCTGTAAATTTATTAATTTTGATTTTACTCTGCAATTTGAATCCAAAATCGGTTTCGGCATTAGCCACCGTCCCGTGAAAAAGTGCTATTTTGATATCGGCATCAAAATCCTTCGCTTTTATGTAATCCTTTGGTTCGTCAAATATTGACATTACACCGAATCCAATATCAGCAATATGATATACCCCAGAATCTTTTAGATAATGCAATTGGTCATGATCGAGATTTGCAATAATTGGGGAAAGCACATCCAACCGGCTTGGATTGTTAAGATTACAATCATGATTACCGGGGATGACTATGGTATGTGCTATATCCGCACAATTCCTGAAAAATTTAGAAATTTGGAAAACGAGTTCCGGGGACATTTGTGTTTTGGCGTGAGCGATATCACCGCCTATATAGATTATTCCGTTGCCCGAGTATGTTCTTAATTCTTTATAGAATTTTTCAAATACTTCTTCATACTCTTTGTGACGTTTCAAATTGCGAATATGGATATCTGCTGTATGAGCTATCCAATCGACTTTTTTGAATGGAACCTTAATTGTGTTTTCTTGCATGTATTAACCTTTTATTATTTTTCTCACGGAGGCGATTGATTCGGCATCTACTTCGACATCCCAACCTATGACCTTACCTCTTTTACTGTACTCGGAAACTATTGTTCCGTCCGTAATTTTTAAAACCCGATTTAACAGGCGCTTGCCCTCAACATGTACACGCCAAGAATTAAAAAATTTCCATATTTTTCTTTGTTGTGCCATTTAACTTATACCTTATTAGTTTTGAGAATGTCATCTTTTCGGTATGACCCATTAATTCAACCATTCCTTCAAATCCCACGTCGGATGGGTCTTTGTCAGTTAAATCAACATTATACACTTCGATTCCATAATTCATTAATTCTTCAATTATACCAACCGATTTGGAAAATGCATCCTCGTCCAATGATAAGTATATAGTTTTTACATTTTTCTCAATTATTTTTTTCTTGAGTGTCGGCAAAATAACCGTTCCGAATAAGGGAATAGCGTTTCTTTTGATTGCAATAGCGTCAAATGACCCTTCAACCAGAATAATCGGTTCATCCCAATTTATAAATAAATCGAATCCAACAACATCTTTTGGAGTTGGGCTGTTCCTATATTTAGCAAATCCTTCAAATATATCCCTACCCACGAAAAAGTTCAATTTACCGAATTCATCGTATGATGGAATGATGATTCTATTTGCAAAGGTGCCTGTGTTGCAATAACCGATGTTATACCGAAGTATGTCTGCCGCCGTAATCCCTCTACCTCGCAAGAACTTTATAGCGTGTTTAAATGTAACCTCAGGGCTTTTATCCCACATTGGAATGAATTCCGTTGGAAGTGAAACGACATTTTCAGTCTTATCAGATTGCCCAGTGTATTTTGGAGTATATTTTACAAACTCCGATAAATGGTCAAAAGCCTCTTTTGAAGCTTCCAACTTTTTAAATAATTGGTAGAAATTTCTACCTTTTTTATCGCACACCCAACAATGCCAGAAATTGGTTTCGACATTAACCTGTAATTTCCTTTTGTAATGATGGCAGAATGGACAATAATAGGCATACTCATTCTCTTTACTGAGCTTGATTCCACTATTCCCTATTGTGTTGTTTAGTAATGAAACCAATGATCCGGACATATTACCTCTTTTTTAGTAATTCCAATAACTTATCAATTTCCAAGACAGCGTAAGTCTTGGACCTATTTCTTTTAAATATCACCATCGGAGCCCAAACGTCACTGTTTTCTTCAGCTTGTTTCAAAGCAGCTCAAATAGATAGTGCTTCTTGATTTTTACATTCAATGGAATAGGGAATTAATTTCCTAGCCGCTGGACTAAGGTGGATATCTTCCCCAGATTCTCCCATTATTGCGGTTTTGATGTCATCATCTTCCAATTGTGGGAAATTCTCCAGTAATAATTTACGAACACTATCTTGGAGTCGTCGACCTTTTGCCTTCGCGCTTCTAGTTTTCATTTCTATAACCTTTCTTGAATGGTATATTAAATTGTGATCTGTCAATATGTTTCCAGCTTTCACCCTTTTTTTTCTTTTTAACGGCCATTACTCCTCACTTCCCAATCTGGGTGCATATTGATTTCAAAATCCACCTCATTGTATAAATTCACTAAAATAGTCTCGTTATCATAGGCAAAAGAAAAGGGCATAGTCATACCCTTATTATCAATCACCTGCTGGAACTTATTCTGAATTTTATTAATTGTTTCTGAATTTAATGGTTGGGTTCTAAAATCGTTCCCTACTATACCATTAATTGTATCTTTTGCTCAACGAACATTAAACATTTTCAATTGATCCAATGTCTTTCTCCTATTAGGATGTATATTACTATTGCTGATTGCTATTGCTATTGCTATTGCTGATTGCTATTGCTTATTGCTTATTCTATTCTTCAGAGACCTGTTAAATATAAGTCCGAGTGCAACGAGGACTTATCGCTTTTGCTTTTGCTCTCCAAATCTGTAAAATAAATTAAAATTATATATTACAGCTTGCGGCATTGCAGAAGCTTCTGGTCTTTTTGAAGGCCAGTGAGAAACAATTTAGTAATATTACATCGTACCTTAATATATAGTATGAAATTTATTAAAACCACGCTTTTTTTTACGCATCGAAGCGAATAACATAACTATATGACAATTCTGGGTCTTTTTTGATTGGGTGAGACAATTTCGCTACGGCGAGCAGTTGATTTTGGTCATTGTACAACCCCACTGTGGTCACATAGGGCGAAAATTCGGAATGTGTGACTTCTGGAATATATATATCGGTAGCTTTGTATGAATCGTTGAATGATCCGGACCCACCCGATGGATTATCTCCAGGTGGAAAAAATTTGTTAATAGAGAATGCCGAATTCGGCTCTATCGTAATGCTACCACTTCTCTGATATGATACACTAATGTTCATCGTACCATTGAATTCATTTGGATTGACATTGCAGATATATTCATGTTCATAAATTGTGTATTCAGATTTGAAATCTATTTCTCATCCGTTTGATCCTGAATCCAACGCAACCCTGTTATACATTGACCCAGTATTTGTAATGGCTACTACGCCGTGTTGATAAAATACATTCCCAATAACACTGCCACTTTTGTTGGCGGTCAGATAGGATGCATCCCAATCATTATTTTTATATTCAGCAAAACTTTCCGAATATTGAAAATCGTATAAATTGCCCGACCCATCGTCAACTATTGTTAATGTGGAATCGGTACTATTATCTGTTATCTTAACTGAATTTGGATTGATTTGTTCTCCGTATATATCCCGTGGGACCGAGATTACATTGATAATATTGTGAAGTTCTCGTTTTTCTATTTGAGTATTATTGCCACCAAAAGAATTGAATGGTTGATCAAATTTATCATAATATAGGTGTTCCATTGAAAAGAATGTTGGGAGTTTATAAAACGTCCCCAAACTGTATGGTTGTTTTCCAACGCTCGCCGATGCGGCGTTGTATATTCCATAACTCTGTGAAGCGGCTGAACTAGAACTGTAGTTGTACAGGCTGCCACTAATGCCCTCTAGGGCATACACGCCACTCCCGCTATCCGCGGGAGTGAATGTGAATGACTTATATACTTTGAATGGCCTGATAGCTCTATCATTTGCGCCGAGACTTTTAAACATTTATGGTCTCCAATTAAAAATCCAATTTCACCTTGACAATACATTCTCGAGAAAAGTTCTTCAATAATGGCTGGCTCATTTTTGCAACGGCCAGTAATTCATTATTATCATTGTACAGACCTACTGTGGTGGGATATACTTGTGGATCATTTACAAATGAAGTATTTGTCATAGAACCGTCGGATGATGTAAAGAATGTCGGATTTGAACTAAAGTTGAATTCCTTGTTGTAAACCCTGCAGAAATAATGTGTAGATGAGATATTTTCTTCACGTCTGGCATCAAAACTGGCACCAGTTTTAACTGCATCGTACAATTTCCCAGAATTATTCCCATTGGCATTTGATGTTAAAACGGTCCCAATATTTAAATCGGCCGCGACATCCAATCTGTCTCCATTGAAAACCAAAATTCCCAAATCTGGATAAAACAATCCATACGCTCCATATGTAGTTTCGGCAGCTGCTGTGGTATTAACTACCGCAGTTCCAGATGTAATTGAACCAGAAACAACATTATATACTCGGCCACCCTGATCAACTGTAGTAGCATTTGCACCACCACTGTCATCAATCAATTTGATTTTTGTTGTACCCGCATCCAAATGGAGCTCCCAGTTACCTGGATCTAATTTTTCTCTCAATCTCGACCTATCGACTGTTACCACATAAATGCTATCAACCGTTTTACTCGGTGTAAATATGAATTGGCTCTTACTGGGCCCCAATAGCAATTGTGCAAATTGAGAATACATAGCTTTAGAAGCACCATTGTCCGTACCACTGTGGGTAAGGATTGAACCACTACCCAAGTAGTTTCCATAAGTCACATCAAATTGCTTTTCAGCGGCAGTATCAGAGGCTGGGTCGGTTTTATATAAATCATAATAATATGCACCACTCGAGCCGCTCTGAACCGATGATGTGAAAAATGTGGTAAGGCTCCCAGCCCCGCTAGACCATAACCCCGAAGTTATGACTTGTTTTTGGTTCGCGACAATATCATTGTCGGTATCGAATATTTTAAAAATGGACATTTAAATTCTCCTCTTAATTACCCACCTATAACGGTTATTGACATTGAATAGGTGGCTCCAGTTTGATTCCCCACAACCGTTATTTGTGAAGTTTTTGTTGTTACTAACGAGTTTGAAATCAATCTAACCGATCTAGCGGTAACCACTGTGGTACTTTGCATATCATAATCATTCAAAAATACTGGAATTGTTGCACCCTGATCAGGAACTGCCGCACCGGCCGCCACTGTCATAGTTGCTAACGACGAATCATGCAATATAAATGTATATCCCAATGTATCATCTGATGCATTTCTTGTATTGGGTGTTATTTCGTGGACAACCCCTTCTTGTGGAAATGACAAAGTTGCCGAAGGTAATGCCAGGATTGGCATTTTAGTGGTAGCCTTTGGTAGTGTCACTAATTTGTATCTCATAATCTGATTCTCATCAGAAAATGCTTCCAGAACCGGCATATTTTGTATTACCGCTCCATAATAATTACTACCATTTGGATGTGTCACATCCCAAAGAGTGTAATCAATTTCGTCATCGGCGAGCGCGAATTTTGTAATTTTGAATTCGTTCTCTCCTCTAGCTAACAATTCCCTACCTTTTTTTGTTAAGATGGCATCAATTGTTCGCGAAGTATTATTTAAAAATCCCATGTCTAATATCTCCTTATTTAATCTAATATAGATAGAATATAACTTTTATACCTATAAATATACATTTATCAAATTTTCGTTTATTTTACTTTCAATCTCGATTCACCCGGTTCTTTTGTAATCAATTCCGTTGGAGACGTAATGGTTACTTCAACTGGATTCTCGGAATTTGGTGTAGTGTCTATTGTTTGCAAACACCCTTCATAATACAATCTTCGTATAGATGTGGAATATTCAATGGTATGATATCTAGCTCTATATAATGAAGATGAATAATGATTGTCAACCGATTGGCTGGCCTCTGTGGTGTAAAAATATTCTCTGATGAAATTATGGTTACTCATTCTAGATTGGCTCACGAATGGTTGCAAACCCTCAGAGAATACAAATTCTGGTCCACCCACTTCAACTGAAGCTGTAGCGTATGTGTTACCCCAATAACTTGACCCAGTCAAATTGTATAAAGTCGGGCGCCTGAATATGTCAGAGCCAAACGAAGAAGAATGTTCAGAATCATATCCAATGACACCTTCCCAATATGGGAATGTTGCACTCATTGATACTTGGGCAACACCATTGTCGGAATCGGTCACATTGATTTCTCCACTATAATATTCATTATCCCAATTGACGTCCCTATTAATTACAACTTTTGATCTTTCGAATATGTTGGATTCTATTACCAACCCAACTGTGGGGGCCGATCTACCGGGGATCAATTTCCTGATCTGATCATACAATGAATTGTCATAGTATTTCAGTAGACGAACATAATCCCAAAAATTATTTGGATTATTATATTTCTGCCAGTATGTTGAAGCTATATGGTTCAAATCTTTATACATATCCTTGTCCCTATCTCTTGGGTCTCCTATGTATTTATTGAAATCCAAATCCGCTACCGACAATATAATATCTTCATTGATAACATCTGTTGGTGCAAAATAAATTCCAACTTTATTTGAATCCACTGGGGCCAGATCGTATGCACTTTCTTCTTTTCTGAGCTTAGGGCTCAAAGTTATGTTGCCATTATTATCTGGAGTGATCGTATTGGATTCGATCCTAACCTTACTTGACATTCTTCTGGTTGGGCTAACATTTGGAACAAATGCCCTTTGTGTATCTTCCACGCTCGAATAATTAATTTCACTTGCAAAATTTACGGCCGTCCCCGCTTGTACATAAGATTGGTTCGCGCTGGTGTCACGAATTGTTGGAGTTGTGTTCAAATTTGTATTATCGTCAAATGAATATCTCAACACCAAATCGGTATATGATGCAGAAGCGTGATTTCCATTATAAGCCTTTGGTGCCGTCACATGATTATCAAACGCACTTTCAAGTAACGGGCTATTCCAATATCTGAATTCCATCATAGAACCACTAAATTGTGAACCAAATGGATTGCCGGATTCCCCCCCTATGTACATTGTTTCACTGCCAGTAAATGCCGAGTTATGTGAAGATTCATCTGCATTTAATGACCCAGTAATTATTGTCGATGTGTACGATTCAACATAAATTTTATCAGTGGATTCATTATATTTTTTTACAAATAATTCATATTTTATATCTTGATTTGATGCATCCGAATTTAAAGCTATTACTGGTTTTACAATAACGCCGGATGATAGGCCGGACGTGGCTTTATTTAAATCGAATGATTTTGGTTGTCTCTTAGGCCAGCCAGTTACACCCAATAATTTATTTGTATTGTCATTTTTTGATGCATATTTTAAAATTATATCTTCACCGGAATCAGATTGCACAGTAATTTCTCCAGTATTTGGGAAATTCGAAGATTGGGACAATTGGATGTTCTCGGCCAAATAATCAACTGACGAACCAGAAATGGTTGTCGCGATGGCTGGGACCAATTGTCGTTTCAACATCACCGAATAGAATTCACCATCATACACTGGAACCTGTGATGAACTAACTTGGTTATATCCAGCATATCCATTTAATGCAAAAACAACCGAACCATAATTATCAGTTGAACCATTGTCCTTCAAATAAATCCCCCAGTTATTTCCAGCATGTAATAACGATTGGTTTGACCCAGTGGAAGTTTTAAATCTAAATTCAACTGTATCGGGTTTTCTACCACTATTTGTATCATCTGCTCATGTCGTTTGAACATACTGTGCTCCAGAAAAATCAATGGCTTTAGTAAATTTTTGTGTTAAATCATATGAAGGGGCAGTTCCTGGTATATCCGGTCCCCCGAATTCTTTAACTTTTAATATGGTTGAAGGGATGCCATAGCAGTTTATTAAACCACGAATGGACCTTTCAGTGCCTTTTGTTTTTAAGAAATACGGCATATTGTTAATGATACGATTCCATATTTCTTTAGAAATGTCGCCCTCGGCTACAGTGGAATACGTTTCCCAATTGGAACCGGTTTCATACAATCCGAGTTTGTATTTTGGTAGGTCAACTAATGATTTGCCATTATTCATTTCCCAGCCCATAGATTTGGCTACATCGTAAATCAAATCTTTGGATATTCCCTCATCAAGCTTATCCCTGCGATCGTGAATGCTTGGAATATTTTTAATATATAGCCAAACGTTGTCAAAAAAGTGCCCTGTCATATCGACAAAATCTGTATAAGTGGAATTATCAGGATTGTTGGATATGTGCAATGGGGTCAGATTTATCAATCTATTTCCATTTCCATTGTCATAAGATGACGCCGATATTATTTGATTGTTATACCAAGTTACGGCTTTTGAAGATGTAACTGGGGCCAGTGAATATGGTTTTGTACTGTTATCTTTGGGCCAAGAATTATCATGATAAATATCCAGAGAATTCGATGCATAAGATGAGCTATTATAATACATATAATATTCAAATCCATCAAACTCATTTTGAAGCTTATATACAGTTTTTTGATAATCACGGATTTGATTAGTTAAACTACTTGTAGCTGGAGTGTTATTTGCGGTCAGAACGGCCATGGCCGCATTGGCCGTTTCAATATCCGAAAGTTTTGTTTTAAAATTTTGTATTCTTCTCTCGGCCGATCCAAAATGGATAAAATTTGCAAATTTGAAATAATCGACATTCAAGCTTACACTTGTGGAACTCGCACTGACAATCATATTTTCCAACGCATCAGAAACTGTTTCGTCGGAAGTTACCAATGTGTCCCTATTGACAAATGAAGTTTCACCCCCGTTTTGTGGGGAATCCTCAAAGTCCACATTTGGTTGTCTAAGTACAGTGGCATCAATTTTATCTTCGACAAATGGAATCAATGAAACGATGTCTTTGTGGCTGGGGGCCATTTCTTTAACTACATAACATAAATCACCCTTTTCAATGATGTCTGAAAGGGGCTCGTATAATTTATAAATGATGGAATTGGGATAATCCTTAATAGTTTCAGCATCTTTTTCATAATTCACTGTAAGTGCTAGATTATTGTCCCCAAAATTCAATAGAGTGTTTAAGTTTTTATCGTCACCGGTTTTGTATGTGACATACCAATCTGTAGTTGGGGTGAAATTTAACCCCCCACCAATATGTCCCTTTTCAATGGCCTGTGCGTCCCATGTGTCCTTAACTCAGGCGGAGTTGGAATTGAGAAAACTATCAATTTCACTGACAAAATCACTATAAATGGGAGTAATAATTTCCGAGTCTGTAAATATATATTCAACGCGAAGATCGGATACCAATGTGGTTCTCTCACTTCCAGGGTTGGAATATAATGACAATCTCATAGTGCCATCCAAATCCATATTAGATGGAATAGTGGCAATATATTCAATATCTTTTCATACATTTTTGGCATTTGTAATGTTGTTCACATCGTTCATAGAAACATACGCAGTGGATTCTCTTTTTACCCACACGCATTTTGACATAACAATTTCAAAAGTTTGGGGGTTACTTAACTGAATTCCATCTTCGGTTATTTCCAACCATTCCCAAATGCCATCTTCAGAAACAGTGCCGGCTTGTGAAGCTGGATTTGAAGTGTCAAATCCATTTGGAGGAGTCGTTGGAGCTCCTGGGTCACCAACATATTTTCAATAATAAATGATATTGAGCTTCGGATCAACATCGGCCTCATAATTATTTTTATCCAACCAAATTGTATTATCACCATCTATCATATTGTACCCATCGGCCGGTCCGTTTGTTCAACTCCACTGCCCCTGTGGAGAAAGTGTTGGAATTTGGGTGTTTGATATTTCCCTATCAAATCCAGTGGGCACATTAATGGGCATGTCTTCTAATGGGGTATCATATTGAAATGCGACCCCGATTCCACTATCGTCAATATTTGATTTTTGTTTAAATGATACCTTGATTTTATCGTTAAGACTCACACCAGCAGATGCTGGCGTTTTAAGATAAACGTATAGTGCTAATGTCCTATCACCAACTCCAAATTGGTCATTTTGATTAATAAATTTTAATGCCCTTGACCCCCCAAATCCTTCATCTTCAACAATTTTGGCAAAATATCCGGCAAATAGATTATCATTCCATCCCGTCATCCCATATGAAACAATTTCATTATTGGCACCAACTACGCGAGTGGCGTCGGAATGTAACGATTGATCCCATCTGGTTTCGTCAGAGGGGCCCCAAGATTGCCCATTATCCAAAAGGTAGGGATTCACATCATTGAACCTGAACGAATCTATGGTTTGACGTTCCACGGTTTCACCGATTATATACATGTTCTTAACGGTCAATATTCCACCAATCATCAAATCTGTAAATCCACTGTCATTGCTGGATTGATTGAAAGTAATATAAGGTATGGTTGGGTTATCAAAAGTTAAAAATCCACTACCATCTTCCTTTAATGAAATATACGTTTCCTCATCAGTGTATAATTCCGCGAATTCGGTCTTATATTTTGATAAATTGATATCAAGAGGCATTAATCTAATTTCAGTTTTATCAGAAGATATGGATTGAATGTAATATTTTAGCTCTTTGATTTCCAATTCTTCCACAAATTGGGTGTCACCTTCATTGCCAATATAAATTTTTCCATTGTCACTTACCCAATAAGGTTGTTCTGATCTTCCAGTGATCCAAGGTGCTCCAGTATAAATGTCACCATTCCCCCCAACCAATACCGAACTGTCATATCCAGCAGCATATCTGAAGAAATTATATTCAACCTTAAATTCACCAGAAAGAAATCCCATGCGCCGTAAATCGTCACCCGGTTTAATTGTAATTCCATTATTGGTTGAAAAATCGGAAATCTTGCCCGATTTGATCAAATTGTCGGACATATCATATACGTGAAGCTCAATATGGTCTTTATTAGCAAGTGTGCCAAATATAGGGGAATCCCACCAATGGGTTTCACCTACTACATATTCTCCGGCTTTTAAGATTTTTAAATCTTTTTCTGTTAAACGATTTGACATTATAATTCCTTAATTTC